AACCTTTATACCCTAGCACTCTAGCCATCATATCTAGGATTGATGCACCTCTATAAGTATTTGCATCTTTGTGAGGTTCTTTAATTACTGCACCAGCTCTCATTGCAATTGCATCACTCATTGCACTTAACATACTTCTATGAGTAGTTTCATCTTTTGGAACTACGTGAACATCTGGTTGTTTTTTACTTCTTTCATCTAAAATAGCTTTAGTGAACTCAGCTGTTGTACCAGCACTCTCAAACTTAGCTCTTAACTCATCACTAGGATTATATTGTTTTGCAATATCACCTATATCTGATTTACGAGTAAATTCTACATTTTGAGCTTTTAAAGCTACAAAATCAGAATCCCTCTTTTCATCTTCTACTTGTTTTGCAGCTGTTGCATCAAGTCTCAACTTTGTAAGCTCTATATCTTGCTCACCTGTACGCTTTTCAACTTTTTCAAGTTTAGCGATACGTGCTAATAAATCTTTTAACATTTCGTCTCCTATTTCTGAATTTGAGGCATTTCTACCTATATGTTTTGCCCCTGAATCGAAACCAATACCAACTGCCGATAATTCTAAAATATCATAGTCTGTAATAGTCACTATATCAAGTTCGTTTTCTCTCTCTTCAACTTTGTATTCATTAATTCTATAACCAACACTTACATCTGTTAAAGTTCCATTTTCAAACTTTCTTTTTACGGAAATCCCATCTTCATCAAATTGTACATCCGATAGAACCATGCCGTCACTTTTTCTTGAATTTTCAATTTTCCCGATTGCATCATCTACCCCTCTATTATGGTCTTTGAAAAATGTATTTAGAAGGGAAGTGTTAGCACCACTTACATCTAACCTCTCAATATATTGCTGTCCACTTCCCCAGTCAAACCGTACACCGTCATTACTATCTGAAACCATAATGAAAGTAAGTGAGTTTTTGTCCGATGGAGTTTCACCCTCTCTTTTTTGGCTATCAGATACCGCTATAGTTTGTGGTATTCCCGAACTTCTTTGTCTAATCGTGCCTTTTAGAGCCTCTCTTTTAACCAACATTAATACTCCTTTCAAAAGTTTCTTCTATCATTTCACGTAAACTATCCATAAAATTTTCATTTCTAAGGGAATCCTTTTCGCTTTTTTCTTCAGCTATTGGTTCTATATACATTTTGTTTGCTTTTAGAATCTCTATCTCTTTAGCTTTTGTTTGTATAATCTCTTCAAAATCACCACCTGCACTTGCTACCTCAGCACTCTCGGTTGTTTGATTTAATCTAATAGCTCTCTCTATAGCTTTCATCGTTTTATCTGGATCTACCCATTCTCTTTTAGGATAAGCCCATCTAGGAGCTAAAAATTGAGCTTTGTCTTTTTTCCAAGTTGCAGCATTAATTGGTAACATACCTCTTAGAATTTCAACTTCCATCCACGCTTCAAAAATATCATCAAGATAATAAGTAGTTAAGTGTGTTTGTTCTTCATCAAACCGCTTGTTATCTTGTATTAAAGAGGCTCTTGAAGATGCGAAATTAACCTTAGAATAGTCTCTAAATGCTAACTCATAAGATATTTTTCTAGCTGTAGCAATCATTCTTACTGTTGTTAGTATGAAATCAGCGTATCCGCTTCCAGAGTGCTTATTATCGTGTTTAGAGACCTTTTCCCCTTGTTTTAGATAGTAAACCATTAAACCGTTGATCTCTTCTAACTCTTCACCTGTGCTATCGTTTACATTGAAGTCTGTTGAGTTTCGTTCGGTTTCTACAGTATAAGCTATCTCTGCATTAGCCCTCGCACTCTTAACAGTTGCTGTTTGATAAGCTGAAAAGTTTTTAATATCTAAAATCGCTTGTTTATATTCTGTTACTCCACGATATTGAGTAGGTCTCTCAATTTTGAAGTAATTTATAACATCCTCAGCATTTACGTCGATAGTTCCCTTTTCAGTTAAGAAGTGATATTTCAGCGGTCTTCCATCTTTATCAATGGTAATACCCTTTTCGCCTGAGTTCACATCAATAGAATCAGCTTCGATTGTTTGAAGTCTTAAACCATCTTTTGTGATTTTCTTATAAGTGTAAATTTCACCATCAACCATGCGACTTCGTAAATTCATCTTTTGTAAATCAAAGAAGTGTGAAATACCTCTTATGTCACATTCACCCATCCAAATTTTCCATCTTTTTTCAATCTCATCATCTAGGTTTTTATTCCCTGTTTTTGATTGAAGTCCGATACCACGACCTACTGTATTGTTAATAATAGCATCGTCGATATTTGACATAATAGGATTATTAGAGGCTAACCATCTACTACGACCTCGCATAGTGTCACGGTCTGCACTTGCTGTTGTTTCAAAAGGGGAAGTGGCATTCCAAAAATCTAAATTTGCTTTTGTCTTACGACCGCCTTCGTAGAACCCACGCTTTTTCTCTTTTTTAAAAGGGTTTATATAGTTTAAAGCTCTTTTAACTGAACGATACATTATAAACCGCCTTTGTCGAACCTGTAGTATTAAAAATCTTATCGAAACCGTATTTTTCGCCACGCTTTATAAGCATTTCTTCACGGTTTGATAGTTCCTCAAGGTTAGCTTTAGTCATACTACGACCTGCGATATCGTACTTTTGACCTGACATCACGGCAGTAATAGCAGTTTGTATCTCTTCTAACTGTGCGCCGATTGTCTTTAAAGCCATGGAATCACCCTTTTTTCATTATCCAAAATTATAACAGTGGGTTTACAGTTTTGTAATTTTGTAGTTTTATGATATAATTTCGTTAAGGAGTTTTTATGAGTAAAGATGAAGAGAAAAAACCAAAAACGATAAGTTTATCATTTGAAGCGTGGAAAGCTTTGAAAGTTTACTGTGCTGATAATGATAAGCAAATGGGTGCTGTAGTTGCTGATTTAATTATGGATAATTTGAGATGAAAAGGTTTGAAAAAATAAGATTAGGATTTGGTCTTCCAATAAAGATTAATAAAGCTATAGAAGAAAAAAGACTTTTAAATTGTATGTGTATTTATGTTGATAGGATAAGAAAACATAGAACTTCTAAAAGTAAATTCAAGTATAAAAAATGCACTGTTGCGAAAGGCTATGTATTCTAGTTGTGTTTAATACTCATCCAAATGGTCTTTAGTTTTTTTCTTAACTTTAGTTTTTTGAACTGGATTAACAAACATCATAGCACCTCGATGAGAGAGTAATTCCAGATCAACATTAGCTAAAAAAATTGAAGCATAATTATAAACTTTTAAATCTATAATTTCGTTTCTAGCTCTTGTTTTTTCCCATCTTCCAATTAAAGATTTTTTTTCAGAGGTTAATTGTTTGAAATACTCTTCATTATAAGCCTCATCATCTGGGAAGTGCATGAAACCAGCACCTACTTCCTCAGTTTGAATATAACTCATCAAAGTATTTTTAATCTCATTAACACCAATGATATAAAGGGGTATTTTAGCCTTATTTGTAAATGTTGCAGTGTTTGGTATAGGTCTCGCATCAATAGCCTTAGCACCTTTAATAGCGAATATCCTACGACTATATCTAGGTTTACAAAATTGATACGCTTGATTTGTGTTATATCCTGTATCAACCGCACCGCAATAGATTTTCATCATTCCACCGTTTTCATGGAAGTAAGTTTTTAGAGTAAATGCATCAAAATCTTTCCACACTTCGGGTTTTGTTGTATCCCCATGTAAGACTTTATGTTCTATGGACCAGCTCTCTTCATCTTTTCCCCAGCCTACTACTTCGACCTCTATTCTATCTTTTTGAATATCTGCACCAAATGATAATAATAATGCACCCTCAGGGATTTGAGCGTTATAAGTTTCTAATCTATCTTGAAATTCACCTATGTTTATTCTCTCATAATCCTCCTCCCAAGTTCGACCTAGTACTTCACTTGTAAATGCTTTTAGTTTTAGCTTAGAGTTTTTAGCTGCTAAAAATTCTTTTACAATATCTACCCATGTAACATTCGGAGAGTATGAAACCATAGCCCAAATTGAAAACGACCTTATTCCATCCTCTGGATTTTCATTTTCTGCTATCCATTCGCACCCCTCCATAGCTGAACGCTTATGCTTATCTGATATTTTATAATCGCATTTTTTACAAACATAGTGAGTTGTTTCAGGATAATGGTTGATAGTTTTACCATTCTTATCTTTATCTTTATTCCAAACAAAATCTTCAAACTCTACTTTTTGCAAATTGCTACATTTTGGACATGGTAAATGTAAATGCTCTTGAGTGCCTCGATTAAACCAAACATCTAAAATAGATGTACTATCATCAATTGTACCTATCAATTTTCCGCCAAGGATGTTTTTGCGGTTCCAGTAGTCGGATGTTCTTCTAAACATAGTCGCTATTTTATCGCCTGTATTACCAGCTTCACGCTTCCACGCATCTACTTCGTCACCACTTACCACACGACCTGTTCTACGATTGAAGTTCTTGTCACTCTCGGCACCTAGGAACTCAGCATGACCTGCTGGATATCGTTTTTTAACTGTTTTTTCTTTTTTGGTTCTACCTCTCATCACATTAGTTTCAACAAGTTTTTTGATCTCAGGATTATCTCTAATCATAGGTTCTACAGAATCCTCAGCGTACCCTTTAGCTTCATCGTCATTTGGTTGGTAGTGAAATTGATTAGATGGTTTTTGATGGATATAATAGCCCACCACGATAGATAGCATAATAGAGTACCCAATTCTAGTTGGTTTCTTAATTACTACAATCGGAGTTTTATTATCAGTCATAGCATTGATAATTTCTCTTTGCCACGGATAAGTTTTCCATTTACCTGTTATTGCACTTGATTCTGAGGATAGATAAAAGTATTTAT